CCCTCGCAGAAGGGCAAAAAGACGATTTATGATATCTGGAATTGAAGCAGGCGCAGCTTTAAGTTTAATGCAGAGTACAGGCGCAGCAGAAGCAGTACAACAGGCACTTAAGGGCGATATAGTCGGCGGAGTTAATACATTAAGCCGTAATATTCAAAGTAGAAAAAGCCAAATAATTGGTACAATGGCTGCAGCAGCAGCCGGGAAATTCGCGGCTAAAGCATTTTCACTAGGAACCATAGCAAAGCTAGGTCCTATTTCGCTTAAAATTTAGAGGTAATTAATTATGTCAGGACTACAAACAAGAACTTACACACTAGCAGGAAGCTCATTAACAGCAGGTACTTTCACCAGTATCAGTCAGTTATTAGGCGCAGCACAAAGTACAACCAACCCCGAAGGTATGTCTAAAATTGTTAGACTATCTTTATCATGTTCACCAGACCATACAAGCGCTACCGATGGAGTAAGCGTTTTTAAGTTTGCAGGTGACGGTGTAGACGTACAACAAATATTTGCAGGACCATCATGGTCTAATCAAGCAGCCGGACCTTTAGACGGAAATAACGGGCAGCCGGTAGTACTAGAATCGGCATCTGGATTGTTTAACATTAAAGCAGGTAATCAGATTGATATGTCTGTCTCATGTACAACAGCTGAAACTGTTGATGTTGCAGTATCTATAACTTACGCACCGTAGGCTTTAGATGTCTCTTTTAGGGGTCAGTAACAGTTTTACAGGTACGTCGCAGAGTCTAGAGTTATTAGGTGACTTTGCCTATGCTTATTCAGGTACATATGCAGCAGATAGTAATAGTCACACTGTATTTGATTTTACCACAGGTAGTTATACCTTTGTTGGCAAATTTAAAGTAAATGGCGCAATTAATCCTATTTCTGATAGTGTTGCCAATAGTAATGGAGAAATTAAAATAGGTGGCAAAACCATTGCAGTCGGTCCAATGAATACAGCTTTGGATAATAATTACTTCTTTGAACAGGAGATCATTGTCCCCCCATATACTCAGGTTGAAGGTTTAATTAATTTCTTTGAAACCGATAGTAACGATTTGGCCACGGCAACGATAACGGGTAGGATATACCGATAATGCCCACAGACAGAGAACGTGAGTATTACCGTATGGGTTTCGAGGATGGCGTTAACAGTGATATATATGGGTCCAGAGGCCCTAATAGAGAAGTAAAAACATTAAAACAATTATCAACTATCATTTCACCACGGACTCTTGTAACTAAACGTAAACTATCAGCATGGCAGAAATACATTAAGAATCCGCGCAACCACATAAAGTATAGGGATGGTAAACTTAACTTAAAGAAAATGGGCGTAGCCTATAGACGTAAAAGAAGATAATGTGGAGTAGATGGATTGATGAAGATAAAAGCTTTGAACAGCTTGTCATTCGACTCATCGTTATTTCGTATCTTATTGAAAAAGGTATTACGTCGGGATTAGTATGAAATTAAAAGCATTAGTTCTAATTCCTATTGCATTATTGGGGGTAAAACGTCTACAGGATAAGATTAAAGAAGAACCAACAACAATAAAACCATTAATTCCAGTAATAATTGAAAGGCCGAAACAAAGAGACGATGGGACCTTTTACGGATTATAATGTGCTATATAAGTAAAATGAAAGATTCCCAGGCCTTCGAATTTTGGGGTATATAAATGGCGTATGCTTTAGTACCCGAAGGATTTAAATTACAAAAAGTAAGTAAACTACAACAGGAAGCCGTAGACAAATATTATAGTAATAAAAGTATAGGAGCTTTTTTAGAAGGGGATTCTAGTGGAGAAGTCGCTAAAGCACTTACTTTAGTCGTCACTCCTATTTTGTTAGGTGCTTTAGCCAAATATATTTTAGATAATCCCGACCAATTTAAAGAACTAGATAGCAATACTTTAGATAAATTAAAAACTTTTGTATTAACTAGTAGTCCAGCTACAGCACCTATTCAATTTTTAATAAAATTATTTGACGTTTAAAGGGTCCCAGTCTCAAAGCTTTTTCCCAGAATTTTTAAAAATGGGACCCCAATGTTAACTTATGGAGATAGACGCAGTAACATTGTTAGTATATGCGACAATTTGGACAGTATTTTATTTTTTCTTGTCCAATTATATCGCAGAATTAAGCAGGAAAAAATGGACCTCATGGGTTCAATCAGAAGAAAGCGACGACATTTTAGTCGAAGCTTTACAGGCAGTAATAGAGGAGATAGAGGATAGAATGCACGATAAGCTTGAAGCTTTCCAAACACATTTTCAAAAGTCTTTTTTTGGTTCTGTTGGGAATATGACTAAGAAAGCTCAAAACCTAGACCCTTTTAATAAAATAAGGAAAGCAGCTAAAGACGGTGATTGGACTAGCATGGTAGTCGAATACGCAGCTAATAAGGCCAATCTAGGGTCATTAATCGCACAGAATAGCACCGAAACCGCACCAAATAGCACTGAAACCGCACCCAAAGAGGTAAAATTCGGGTTAAAGTAGTATAATTAATTAATAAAATGTATGTAATATATATTATTATATGCGAAGGCTTATTTTTTTCATAAAAAAAAGCGAGTAGTTTAAATATTACTTTCCATAATAGGGATTATCACAAGTATTATAGGGATTCAACCAATAAATAAATTAACATACATATTATTATATAGGTAGACTCAATATGAGAATATGGAAAAAGTCAGTAAAACGTTATACGAACGTTATGTCGAAGCAATAAAAAATCGTGAACCAACGGTAGCAATACTTTATTGGAGAAACGGTAAACAATATAGAAGAACCTTTAGAGGAGAAGAAGAGGTGTTAGATGGATAAATTAATACCTTGTCCTTATTGTGAAGATACATTTTATCAGTTGGGCGAAATAGGTTTACACTGTGGCTCTTGTGGATGGGAGATTAAATGAGCTGTAAAGATTGTTCCTGTCACCCAGACGCACACTATACTAATCAGACTTGTAAACATTGTAATAGGGTATCAAAATTACACGTTGAAGAAGTAAGAAGTAATGGTGCATATGGACTATTATGGCTTTGTCCTAAATGTGATAAGGTGAATGGAGTTACTAATGCCAGCAGGTAGACCCGCAGAGTTAGATAGTAACGGAAAGGTAGTTTCGAAGTGTTTAGTTAATTGTACTATCCCCGTTAAGTTAAGAGATTTCTTAGTAGAACATAAGATTAATAGAAGTGAATTATTCAGGACTGCTGCATTAAAAATGATGGAGCTAAAAATATGTCCTTATTGTTATAGTCATGATATTTTAGATGGTTTAAAAGGTCATAAGTGTAATAATTGCGATAAATGGTTAAAGTTTAAACGGTGTGATTTATGTGAAGCAATACATACTCCAACATCTAAACCAACATCAGTTAATGGAAAAGTAGGTTGTGACTTATGTCCTGAATATTTACAACAGGTAGAAGACAACAAAAAGATTAATGTGGTGTTTGGTAATGAAGATAGGTGAACGTCTACCTTTAGAATGTGGATGTGGTGTTAAAAGAAAAACACGCAATACTCGAGTATATCCAATATATCAATCAATAGATTTAGGATATAAAATAAGATATTGTTTAGTATGTAATGGTAAATTTAAAACGCAATTAGGGAAGGCAGTATGGGACAAATCTAAAAAGACTCTAGCATATAAGAAAAAATTTAATCAATAGACTTAAGTAACAATACTTTAATCCCCCAGAATGGCAGCTAGAAGAAAGGCCCCTCGCAGAAGGGCAAAAAGACGATTTATGATATCTGGAATTGAAGCAGGCGCAGCTTTAAGTTTAATGCAGAGTACAGGCGCAGCAGAAGCAGTACAACAGGCACTTAAGGGCGATATAGT